TCAAACTTTGGTCCTGAAGTATTATAGGTAAACGTAGCATCATCACCACTACCACCCTCTATTGTAATACCTGCACCATTAACTACAGCAGATGTACTGTTACCACTGTCAAGAACAATGTTATGATCGTTAAGATTTACAGTGGTAGAGTTTACTGTTACAGTTGTACCCGATACAGTTAAGTCACCTGTAACTGTAAGGTTGTCTGCTACTGTTACCTCTGAGGTGCTGTGACCTAATGTGATAGCTGTACCAGATATACCAGTACCAATAGATACAGACTCACTGCTGTTAGCCGTATCAATTATAAGATAAGCATCTGATCCTTGTTTAATTGTAAATGCAGTGGCTGAGTTATCAGTAACAGCAACGTTAATATCTGTAGCGTCAGCACTAATAGAGTCTAGTGCAATGTCACCAACGTTAGTAATATTGTTGTCACCAAAGCTAGTAGCACCCATTGTTTTGTTTGTAAGTGTTTGTGTTGCTGTCGTACCAACTATCTCTTGATCACCACCAGGAGGCAAAGTTAGAACGTTGGTAACAGAGGCTGAGTGTGGTTGTGACTTAACTGTTTGACCATGAGAGTTAGATTCACAGTTAAACACCACAGTACCAGGGTTGTTGTTGCCTTTTACAACTACTTTGCCTGTACCGTTAGGTGCGAGATCAATATCAGCATTTGATGTAGTAACAATATCGTTACCGTTCATATCAAGGTTACCACCTAACTGTGGAGTACTATCCTCTACTACGTTAGATAGAGCAACACCACCAACAGCAAGACCTGATACTATCGTACTACGTGTAATCTTTTTAAGACCACCACCAGATGTATCTACAGCAAGAAACACGTCATCGTTAGCAACTGTACTAATTTCAGATAAATCGCCCACAGCAGTAGGGTTAAAGTTTGTACCGTCTGCTACAAGTATGTGTCCTGAAGTATTTGTACCCATAGTGAGGTCATCACCACCAATAGTGAGATCTCCAGTCAATGTAAGATTTCTTATACCAGTGTAATCTTTGTTAGCATCTAATATAACTGCTTTAGAGTTAATAGCTGTGCCTGTACCTGTAGATCCTAGATCAAGAGCGTTAAGTTCTCCTACCACTGCTGTAATACCATCTAAAGTATTTATTTCTGAAGTGGTAGCAGTAACACCATCCATAATGTTAAGTTCAGCAGCAGTTGCACTTATGGCTGTACCGTTAAAGTTTATTGCATCTGCGTGAAGTGTACCGTCAAAAAAGCCATCTTTGAACTCAAAGGAACTAGAACCTAAGTCTACGTCATCATCTGTTGTAGGAAGTATTGATCCATTATTAAAAGTAACCTGTGTTTCACCACCTGCAGTAACTGTAATTACGTCAGATCCACTGAAAGCTATGCTTGTGTTAGAGTCAGCATCACCTGAAATACTATCTAGCTGTACTGCACCTACATTTGATAAAGCAGCATCACCAAAGTCTACAGCACCTGCAACGGTAAGTGTTCCTGATACATCTACATTACCGTTTATATCGACAGTGGTAGCAGCAATCTGTATCTCTGTATCTGCAACAAGGTCAAGCTGACCATCAGCACTGGAGTTTATAAATATAGCTGTGTCACGAAACTGTATCTTTTCGTCAGAAGCTATAAGAATGTCATCAGAAAACTCAAAGTAATCTTCGTCTTCCATCCATTTAAGTTCACCGTCATTAGTCTCACCATCAAAGGTTACAGTAATATCTGTACCTGCTGTGGCATCACCGATAGTAATGTTAGTTCCTAACAGTTTAGTGATAGGTCCACCCTCTGCAGCCGTACCATCGTGAGTGTGTCCTGTGCTTCTCCACCATCTTTAATTCTTAACGCTACAGAAAAACCTGATCCTTCTACTGACTGTCTTACGAGTGGCTGTGAAGGACCACCGAAAACAAACTGTGCAGCACTACTAGTTGTACTAAAAGTTGCAGAACCAAACTGTGCTGCAACTTGAGAACTGTCTAAAGCATATGCTGCAGGTCTTGCAGAGTCAGAAGCTTCGTTGTCGTAACGGACAAATAAATCTGCATCTATTGCTGACTCAGGTTTAAAGTTAAGGATAACTCTTTGCATGTGTTTTCTAACACCAGTGTCTCCAAAACTTAAATCAGGACTTCTGTATCTTGCTAATATTGCTGTGCCATCAAAGGTGTTACCTGCTTCTTGTCTGTGAACAAATCCTGAGAAGTCACCATGTATTACTCTTACATCTCCATCAACAACTAAAGCATCTGTAGCAGATGGTTTTACTCCACGTATTTCTGAAAACTCAAACTTGTCTGCTCTCCTAACGCAGATAATACCTCTTGTTAAATTTTCACCCTGTCCTGCTTTTGAAAAGAATATTCTATACTGTGTTTTGTCTGGAATAACTACACTGTCAAAAACTGTAGAGTCTTTAATGTTAGCATCAAAAATAGACTGCACGTTTTGTGTAATAGCACCAAGAGCCGTATCACCAATCCTTGCAGTAGCAGCAACAGTTCTGAGTCCATCAGGACCAAGGAATAATAAGTCACCTGCAAATTCTTGGATAGTGTCTTTGTTTACACATCCAATATCTCTAGTGACTGGTTGTATAGCAAAGTCACTGAGAGTAGATCCTGTCATTTTAAATATTCTGTTTTCACAAAATATAAATAAAGAATCCCTAAATACTTTCAGTCCAACAATGTTATCATCTACTTTGATAGTTCCTGCACCGTCAGCAGACTGAAAACCATCCTCGTCAAAGGGTTCACTGAATACTAAAGTCTGTGGTGTGCTAGACTTACCTGCGTAAAACATGTGATTTTTAAAAGCTACAACTATTGTAGAACCTGCTACAGAGCTTTCACTGACATCTGTTGCCGATAAAGAAGAGTTAAATATTGTTGGAGCATTTGCACCGTCAACAACTATAATCTTTTCGTTACCGTCAAAGTTATATCTTTCAAAGCTGTATTTATCTGCACTTGTTCTGCCAGTATCTCTTTCAGTCCAGGACTCTGACACTACATCGTTAACAGCGTGATTGGCAGCAGTTGTGCTTGTAGCAGCACGAGTTACACCTGTAAAACTAGTAGAGGTAACACCAGTGTACGTAAATAACTCATCGTTAATCTGTAACGTTCCACTAGAAGAAAAGCCTGTTGTAGAATCTACAGTTATAGTTCCAGAACCTGTCATACCTGTAGTGGAAACAATTTTAGTTGCAAGCTCAGTAGATGCAGAACTAAATATCTTTTCACCCCTAGCTGCTAGAACTTTATCTGCAAAGTTAGCAACCATCAGTATCTTTTCACCAGAGCTAGATGTTTGAGGCACTTGTTGATTTACGTATTTACGAAAACCGTTTATTCTCCTGTAACCACCCTCAATGTCAGGCTCAAAGTTCTCTAACTCTAACGCTTCACCTGGTTGCATTAAGAACGTAGAACGATTTAAAACTAAGCCACCCTCACAGTTAAATGCTGCAGGTTGTGCTTGGGATAGATCTGGCATTAGGAAATTACTCCACCTGCAAAGTTAGCAGAACCTCTTGGTGCAAGGATGACTGTAGATCGTACATACTCATACTTGTTAATAAGTAGACTCTGCATATTTTTAATACCCTGTTCAAACCTAGCAAAGTTTAACTGGTATTGTTGTATCTCACCCCTGTATTGATAAACAAAGGCAGCAGCACCATCTACAATTACAGGTGCAAATCTGTCTGGAATACTTGTAGTATCTCCATGTGCCGATAGGTCAGATGGAAATGTAAAGTAGTCAAAGATAAGTGTGTATTGTTTGTCTGGGTAAGGGTACAGCAAGTAATTGTTGTCAGGAGTTCTGACTATGTTTCTAGGAACACCACCACCGTCAAACTGTGTTACTGTAGTGCTGTTTGCTATTGCTGCTGCTGTGGTGCTGTTTGCACCTCTGGTACATCCTGTAAAATCGTTACCCGATATACCTGTGTAAGTTATTTGTTCTCCACCTATGTACAGAGTTCCTGTTGAACTAAAGTCTGTTGTGGATGCAACAGTTATCGTTGTTACGGATGCAGACAAACCGTCTGTTGCGTTGACGGTTGTTGTTTTAACCTGATCCTCTTCGTTAGGATAACCTTTTTCTATGTACTCGTTATAGTTAAGAAGTACTAAATTATTTCCTGCAGCGTTGACATCATCATCTTTTTTAATTCTGGCAGTAGCGTAGTCTATTGATTTAGTATCTGTTGGTGCAGTGTATCTACACACACCTGGAGTTAGAGTAGAAGTATTCTGTGCATGGTTAAAAGAATACCCAAACTCTCTTTGATTTATATATCTGATAGCTTCATTGACAGCATTTTGACACTGTACCTGAACACCCCTAGCGTTAGCAAAAGTAGTGGAAGTAAGTGTTACTTCATTCATTCTTGTAATTACATCGTTAGTCAACGAGAGAAATGTCAAAGCCATATTTTTTCCTTAGATAAGCTAAAGGGGCCAACCTAAGTCAGCCCCTAAAGTTGCCTTATGCTAGTAGATCACGATCTACTTCATTAGCAGATGTAGACTGTGTTATGTCATCCATCATTACACAGACAGCATACACACGTATAATACCACCAGTGATAGTTCCACCTGACGCATGAATTTCTACGTCAATGGTGTCTGCTGATGCAGTAAACACTGGTAAGTTAGAACATACACCTGAAGATGTAATAGCAGGAGTGTGATCTCCTACTGATGCACCGTCTAGGTCAAATGCCGTAGCAAAAATGTCTACGTCTGTTCCTGTGATACCAACGTGGATTGAAGAGTCTGTAGTAGTACCTGCCATTGCAGTTACAACTTCAAAACCTGCGTGCAGGATCAAAGTGTTTGCAGGGACAGCAATAGCTTCAATGATATCATTGGCTGCTAGTGCAGTACCACCGTTTTGTAATATAGCATCTGCAAGATCGATGTCGTTTTGCAAAGTAACTAAGCTGCCACGAAGCTGCTTATTGCCAGTACCGCCATTGTTGGAAGTAGAGGCTGAGTTCGTGCTCATTGTAATAGTAGCCATTATTCAATCTCCCTTCTTACGCTGCGTTGTATTTAGCAGTTACGATTGCTTCTGGACGAAGAATCTTCCTACCATATAGATGCATACCACGAACAATGTCAGCAAAGCTGTCAGGGTCACGATATGTTTCTGTCTTGTTGATCTGCTCTGCAGTTGCTACAGCAGAATCATGTCCAGCAACAATCACACCAAAGTTAGCATTTTGGTTTGCTGATCCTGATGTACCTGGGCCTGTACCTACAGCAGGTAGGTTTGAGGACACGTACAAACGGAAGCCATGAAAGTTGTTGATTACAAGACCGTTACGTAGTCCACCAGACTCACCGTAGTCTCCATTCATGAAGCGGCTGTCTTCGTCTGATAAGATTTCCATAAACACTGGGTCAATTACGAGCCAACGTCCTTGTGTATCAACTTGTTGCTGATCAAGCAATCGTTTCATTCTTGCAATAATCATTGCAGGTGAAACTGTAGCTGTTGGTAAAGCAGTTGCACCTGGTAAACGTGCTACGACAGGAATTGAGTGATCTCCTGCAGATGACGTTGTGATGTTACCAAATGAATCTTTACGTAGCTTCATGCTTGTAAGCAGTTCGTCTGAACCTGCGGTAGTCACAGCTTTTGAACCGTTTACACTGTCATTAACTGTGTCTGCTTGTGCATGTAAAGAAGTTTGCTTAAAACCTGACAGATAACCAAGAACTTCTTGGTCATACTGATCAGCTAGTCTGTAAGCTGCACGATCTGTTGCAAGTTGCATGAAGTTCACATGTGAGTGAGCTTCTTCAATATCGTCCATCTTAAAAGCAAAGTAGTTGCTTTTGTCTACGACTAACTGAAAATCTTCATCGTCAAGGTCTTGTGCTGTGACTGTCGTGCCACGAGCATAAGCTTGAACTGAAATTTCAGGCTCTTTGATTATACGCACAGTATCACCTTGTGCGCTGATCTCTCCGAAATAATCGGAGTTAGTTATGTCTCCTACAGTAGCAGCTTTACGGAAAGCAAGCTGTACCTTCTTGGAGTAGATTATAGGACTAAAATTACCGTTAGGTAAATTCCCATAACCCGATGCGGTTTGAAAAGCCATAGTTAAATCCTCCATGATATTTGGCTTTGGGAATAAAGCTTAAACACCTGAAAGAGGCTGTACGTTTTCTAGGGTGCAGAAAGTATTAGGTTGCGCTACCAAATACCACTGGGCCTATACTTGTCCAGGTAGTTCTTTGTAGTTTAGACTTTTGGGTTAAATGTATCTTTGAAGGTGGTCCTTTACGGAGGCTTCAAGTCAGATACGAGTAGTTATATAGATGACTTTAAATATGTCAACTAATTATCTTGCAGAACCAGACATGTCATAAACAAACTTACCATTACGGATAGCTTCGTTTATTTTGTCCTGCATTTCCTCAAACTCCTTGTTAGACATCTTGGCTACATCAGACTCTTTTATTTGTCCTTGTACACCCTCTGCGTCTACAGAAGTACGAGTTCCTTTAGCAACAGTAGATGCTGCAGCTTTCTTAGACTTCTTCTTAGCTGCTACGGTCATACCGTTGTCAATCTTGTATAGATCTATCACACGTACAACTGAGGCAGGATCATCCATGTTCTCATAGAGTGCATCCTTAACCCACTTGGGTTGTTCATCTGCCCAGTTGTGAAACTTATCTGACTGTCTTAGTTCATCAAAGTCTTCGTGAGTCTTACGAATAACATTCTCTGCTTTTACTCTTTGAGCTTCAGAGTGTGCTTCATCTAATTCTTGTAGACGTGACTCAGCCTTGTTAAACATCTCTTGAGCTTTTTTAGCTGCAATTGTTTCAACAATACCTGCTACGTCTGGATATTCTTGCGCCCACTTCTCTATGTCTTCATCAGACTTAGGAGGAACGATACCCTCACGTTTGCTCTTACTTTCTAGAGCATCAAACTTTTCTTGCCACTCTTTTTCTTTAGAGGCTAAGTGTTTGCGAATATCACCATAGCGTTTTTTAAAAGACTTCTCTTCAGCATCTAACTCGCTGTCATCGTCTTCTTGTGCTTTGGTTTCCTCTGGGGTTTCTTCTTGTTGGGAATCATCTGAGGCTTGAACTTCGGTGTTCTCAGTATCCTCGCTACTGGATTCCTGTTGTTCTTCGACTTCTTCACCACGAGCCTCTGCTTCTAGTCGGGCAATCTCTGCCTCTGCTTCTTCTATCTGTTTTTGTTTTTTAGCGTGGTTAAATCCACGATCTACAAAACCTGCTATTTTAGGTTTTTCCATTGCAGTTAGTTCAGGCATTTAAAGTTCTCCTTTATGTTGGGGCCAGGAACCATTCCTGGGTAGCCTTATAGTTATTGTTTACTTGTCGCCCTTTTTATTCATTAGTCCACCTTTGTTAAACGGACCTGCTTTTTGTGTAGCACTTACAGCTTTTGCTCCTTTTCCTGTAATTTTTGCTTTTCCTTTGGTAATAGATCTAGCTTTTTCAATATTCTTTTTTCTTTTATCTCTACGTTTTTTTGCATCTATTCTAGTTTGTGCTTCTGCTTTTCTGACATCTAAAGATTTTCTTTTAGTATCAGTAGGAGGGGTAATTGAAACACCAGTTCCTGTTGGAGCAGGTCTAGGTGGTGGTGCACTTGTTGCTGCTATGGTATCTTGTATTCCTTTTGAACCTCTACCTTTAGGTCCAACTTTCTGAACAAACTTTTCAAAATCGTTTGTTCCTTCTTTAAATATCCTATTACCAAAAGGATCAGTAGAGTCCTTAAATAAAGCTACATCTATGTTATTTTCCACAATATCTTTTGCAAGCCTATCACCGTTTATTAAACCTTTAGGCATGTATTCTAGTTTAGAGTCTTTAAGGAATTGTTGATACTGACTTTTTAATTTAGCTACCTCTTCTTTACTAGCTCCGTTAGCATCCATGATAATAATGTTAGCAGCAGCTTGAGCAGCGTTAGTTCCGTTCATAAACGCCCCTATAACACTACCCTTTGGAGATTTATTTAATATCTCAGATGTTTGTGATCCTAAATTACTCATGTCAGTGTAATCAAACTTTTCCATCCAAGAATTAGGGTCTGACTCTACCTGTGTTGTTGATCCACCACCACCGCCTGTTGTAGTTGGGGTTGGGATAGGTGTTGCAGATTTTGTTGTTGTGTAACCTAACTCTTTTAGTCTAGCTACTTCTGCTGCGTCTGCTTCACTGAGAGGCATGTTAAATGTTCTTATCTCTCCGTTAGGTCCATACAGTGTCATAGTCTCAGGTGTTGCAGGTGTGTCTGCAACTGGTGGTTGCTGTTGTGGTTGATTACCCATAAAACTAAAACCAAGACCGTACTGACCAGGATCAAAAGTATTTATTGCAGGTGCAGGTGTTGTTGTTATTTCTGCACCACCTTCTTGATACCCTTGTACCTGACCACCACTAGCCATGCTTTGCATAGGCATTTGGTTCTCAACAGGATTAATTCCAGTTATA